ACATAATAAGGAGCAAACATGAGTAGAGCAAGAGACAATGCAGATTTGGGCGATTCTTTCGGAGTCTTAGGGGCAGGAGTAACAGGAGGTTCTGGATTAAAAAATATGACCTTGCATTCTTCAACTTGGTATATTCCTGCAACGTATACTCCTGATGCTAACGATTACATTATATATGGATGGGCAGAATCAAATGCACAAGGTTATAATAGATTAGGAACTGCTCCAACAGAAAGTAGTGATATATTTACAATGCCAGCCACTGGTTATTATTGGGTAACTCTAACTTTGTGTACTTATCAAGTTAGTATTTCATCTGATACTTATGCTGGACATATTCAATTATCAACTGATGGTGGAAGTAGTTTTAATGCTGTTGTGATAGGTTCACATAGACACATTACGGATACGGCTGCGGAACAGGTAAGAAGTAGTACAATACAAAGTATAGTTAAAATTACTAACACGGGAACAGACTTTATTAGATTATATGGAGGAGGTTTAAAAGCAAGCAATACTCAAATTGCAGGAGGGTCACAGGACACTACTGGTGCGAACTATGCGACTACGACAACCTTCACAAAATTAGCAGATATTTAGGAGAAAAATGAAATTTACATTTGACGATGTTTTAAAAGATTTACACAACGGATTTTGGTGGGAGTTTACTGATTGGGATAATCGTATTTATGCAAACCTGAGAGTAAGAGACGGATTTGATTATACATTGCCTACAGAAAAAGAACTTAATGCACTCATAAATCAAAATCAAATAGAATATGATGCACAGGAGTATGCCCGAAACAGACAGGGGCAGGGGGGTTACCCCTCAGTTGGTGATCAGTTAGATATGTTGATGAAAGACATGAAAAATAATACAACCACACATCAATCAGCTTGTGAAGCAGTAAAAGCAAAATATCCTAAATAATTATGAACCCCGCAGATGAACAATTCAGAAATCCTTATGTTATGACAGACACAGGTGTATTTGATCAGGTCTTTGGTATTATAGACAGGTACGGTGTTTCTCTTTTCACTGTACTTTGTTGTTTCTGGTTTATACTTTACCTGACTAAATCCTCACAGAAGGAACGCGAGGCTTGGCAGAGAAGAGATGAGGATAGTGACGAAAGGATACTTAACCTTGCCACAGCAAGTAGTGACGCTTTGCTACAGGTCAAGGTTGCACTTGAAGCAAATACACAAGCAATGCGGGAGTTGATTCGCTACAGGAGTTAAGTGGGAACTAGAAACGGACAGATACAAATCTATAGGTTTTGGGGCAGGTTATTATTAGCTTTCTTTGTACTAGTAATTTATGCAGGAACTATCTACTCGCTGCTTTATCATGTTGAAGGTTTGGATGACAAAAGCGCATCACTCTCACAGGTAATGGTAGGAGCACTGACTGTAGTCCTTTCGCAGATAGGTCAGTACATGTGGGGGAATGATAAGAGTGATACAACAGATTTAAAGGAGTTAACAAAAAAACAGGAGGAAAAAGATGTTGGAAGTTCTATTACTCAATACGATTAAAAGCCTAGTTGCAAGCAAGGCACAGAGTCTTGTTACTGATCATGTACAGGAAGCACTAAGTGATAACCTTAACGCAGAGCAGCTACATGCTTTAGATGCAGTAGTGGATGCAATGCCGGAAAATACTTTTAAGTCAGTGAAGGATTTATTTGGATGAGGATATCTGAAAACTTCACGCTTAAGGAGTTTACTAAGAGTTCTACTGCAGACAGGTTAGGCATTGATAATTCAGTTCAGGATCAGCAAACTCTTGTCAACCTTTGTGCTCTAACTCACAATGTTCTGCAACATGTTAGGAACGAACACGGTAGGGTTAATTGCAATTCAATTTTTCGTTGCCTTGATTTGAACCGGGCAATAAAAAGCAGTGATAATTCTCAACATGTAAAAGGAGAAGCTGCAGATATTGAATGCCCTTCTTTAGACAATTTCAGACTAGCAAATTGGATAGCAACGAATCTCGATTATGATATGGTACTCCTAGAATTTTACACCAAAGGAATCCCCGATTCAGGTTGGGTGCATGTCTCTTTCAAGGCAGACGGTAGTAACAGAAAGAAGCAACTTACCGCAGTTAAGAAAAAGGGTAAAACAGTTTATCAGGAAGGTCTAACTCGCTAATGTTAATCGAACTAAAAGTAAGACCCGGGGTTTATAGGAACGGTTCAGTCAGAGAAGCAAAAGGGAGGTACTATGATGCCAACCTTGTCAGGTGGAAGGACGGTAAGTTGAGACCAATTGGAGGGTGGGCAAAGACAACCTCTTCCGCAATAACAGGAAAGGGGAGGACTATGCTTCCCTTTTTAGACAATGACAAAAGTTCTTATATTGCAGTAGGTACAAGTTCAAAACTTTATATTTACACAGGAAAAACAAGTGCTGCTTCAGATATTACACCTTCGGGATTTGTTGCAGGGAATGATACCTCTGCAGTTGGTGTAGGATTTGGCAGCGGACCTTATAACGGCACAGAACTTTTAACCTCTGCAACTTATACTGCTTCAACTATTTCTGCTGCAACTTCAGATGATAGTTTTAATGATAGTGCAAGTGGTTTTGATATTACTGAATTTGGAGTGGGTGACCTGATTCAGGTTAGTGGTTTTACAGGAGCATATACAGGCAACAACAAGACCTATGCAAACTCTCACAGGATAACTGCAATCACTACTGCAAAGATAACAGTAGCAGCATCAAACTTAACTGATGCAACTACAGGTCAAGCAGGCACAATAACAATTTCAAAAGCAAGAAATTATGGTGATGATGAATATAGTGCAACTACTTCCTTGGTCACTACAGCAAACCTGTGGTCTTTTGATATGTGGGGAGAGTACCTGATAGCATGTTCTGATTCAGACGGTAAAATATATTACTGGAATCCTTCTGCAACAGATCCACTAACCACTGTTGCTGCTCCTGTTAATCCTACTTATGCTCCCACTGCAAACACTTGTATCCTTGTTAGTAAGGAACGTCACCTGATTGCATTTGGTGCAGACGGAAACCCGAAAAGAATAGAGTGGTGTACTTCAGGAAATTACTCTACTGCATCAAGCGGGTCAGTTAATGCTTGGACTGCTGCTGCCACAAATGACGCAGGGTCTTTTGAAATTGATACAACAGGCAAGATAAGAACTGCAACTAAAGTGGGTAACGTAATCCTGATCAACACAGATGTTGACGCTCACGAGATGCGTTATGTTGGACCACCCTACATTTACTCAAGAAGGTTAATTGCATCATCCTGTGGAATTATTTCAAGGCAGGCAGTTACTGCAGTTGCAGGATTTGCAGTTTGGATGTCCTACAACGGAAATTTCTTTATCTATGACGGTAGCGTAAAGCCACTACCTTGTGATGTTGCAAAGTATATTTCTGATGATATAAATGTGGTACAGGATGATCTTTTTTATGCAGTAGCAAATTCGCTGAACAGTGAAATCTGGTGGTTCTATGTTTCTGCTGCAGGTTCAGATATAGACAGATATGTAATTTGGAACTATGCCGAGAACTGGTGGAGCATTGGTCAACTCGAGAGAACAGCATTTAGTGACGTTGGTATTTTTGAAAAACCACTAGGTATTGCATTGAACGGTCATATCTTTGAGCACGAAAGAAAGAGATCAGGCAGCGCAATCAGGGCAGCAGATGTCGTTTTTGAACCTACAAATACAAATCAACTTTCTGAAGGAGACAGGACACTTTCCTTCGGTCTTAGTTCTGCCTCTTCAAATGAAATGACTTATGCCGAGACAGGTGTTTTTGAGGTGGGAATAGGAGACAGGTTTGCAAACGTGAAGACTATGATCACAGACACAGTTGCAGGAGATAATGCTTTGTCTTTTAAGGTCTACTCTGCACTTAATAGTGACAGTGACGAAACTGTTTCTGATAGTTATGCTTTAGGCACAGACGGTTACACACATTTGCGAGAAACAGGAAGACAACTACGCTTAAAAGTTCAAGCCCCCTTTGATCAAGATTTTGAAATTTCAGCACTGAGAGCACAAGTATCACCCGGTGGTAAAAGATGAAAAGTCCTGCACTTGCACCTACAGATTATGATCAAACTTATCAGACTGAGCTTAACACACTTATCACGGAGCTAGATGATAATTCACTAAAATTGAATGCAGTTAATTTCTTAAGTTCAAGAACAGATGCAAGTGGAGACATAGATCAAACAGGAGCAATTGTTTTGCAAAGTCCAGACGGAACTTTTTATAAATTAGAAGTAGCAAACGGAGGAGCAATATCAGGAGCAGCAGTCACTAAAGATCAATCCTCAAATCCTTATGTTACCTAAGTGGGAGAGTGAACTAAAACGTTGTAAAAAATATCTGCTCCCGGTTTTTAAAAAGTTTGATACTTACAACTGGGAAGACGTAGTAGAGAATGTAAGACAGGGACGCTGGTACTTATTAACTCTGCCTAACTCGGCACTGCTGATTGAGTTTTTAGAGTATCCTAGAAAGCGGGTTTTGTATGTTCTTGCAGCCGGAGGAAAGTTGGAAGAATTAGTTAAGAGCGAAAGTGATGTAATATCAATTGCGGAGGCAAAGGATTGCAACAGTGTTGAAATTCGAGGAAGGTTAGGTTTTGAAAAAGTTTGTTCTAAAATCAAAGGCTGGAAAAAACAATATACAGTTATTAGCAAGGAGGTAAAATGAGTTTGAGTAAATTTAAAATAAAGGAGTCTTATGTCATGGGCATCTGAAGAGTTTGGACGAGCACAAAGGTGGAAGGGACCACTTGCAGGAGGAGGTTCAGGAGGAGGAGGAGGAGATACTTCGTATGGTGGATTAAGTGCACAGGACGAGGAATTTAAAAAGTACCTCTATGACAAGTTTAAAGAATTACCTGATGAATATGAAGCCTACGAAGGAGACAGGTTCACAGATCGTACCCCTGAAGAACTTGCCTTAATGCAGGAGATGCAAGGTGGGGCAATGTTTGATGAAGCCAAGAAGGATTTGGGTTTCGCAGGAGATGTTTACAAAAAAGGTGCAACGTATGGTGCTCGTGAACTTGATGAAGAGGCATCAGCTTTAATGGAGGGAGATCTTTACAGGAACGAAGTTGCAGAGAAAATAAAAAGAGACATGAATCGTGGAGCTTCAATGTCAGGAATGGATCTTACCGGGACGCAAAACTTCGGTGGTACTGGTGGTGGAGATCGTGCAGATCTTGCAAGGTTGAGTAGTAACCTAGGTTATCAAAGACAAGCAGGTGAAGCACTCACTGGTCTGCACTTCGGAGCACTTAGGGACGCTCGTTCAACTGCAAGGGGGTTAAGATCAGATAGGGAAACTTCAGCAGGCAGGTTTGGAAACACAGCACTCCAAAATTTAGGAATTGGAAAAGACAAGTATGCTTCTCAGCTTGGTGCATTTCAAGAAGACAGGTCTTACCAAGATCGAGATAAAGCGTGGGATTATAAGAATTGGCAGGATCAAATGAATTACCCTTGGAAAAAACTTTCATATGCTTCAAATATGTTTTCCTCAATGCCTATTGAAGAAAAGGTTATGACACAACAACCTGCATCAGGAGGTAAATAATGAGAACGAACTTTGGTCTAGGTCCACCAGTAGTACTTCAGGACAGAGGTGATTACGGTAAACTGATGTCTGACGATAAAGTTTATTATGACAAATCAAATTGGGACAATCAACACGGAAGAAACTTTCTGACAGCTACAGATAGATGGCATAGCAAAGACGAAGATTGGTATGGGGAGGGTAATACACCTACGCAGCGTTGGCTGAGAAGTGAAGAGTTCAAAGATACTGATTTTGGACGAGCCTACAGGGGTGACACTGCTGACAGAATGCGAGATAATTTTATACCAAGTAATGAACAGTCTGTTTTTCGTCCACCTGCATCGTCACCTGTAGCACCTATGCCCGATGAGTTTGGAGGTCTGTTAGCACCTCAAGGCACAGGTCCACTCAATAGGTTTGATGACTATTCTTCAACTTGGTCACCACAGTCTCCTGTACCGAGTACACTTGGAGTAGGTGGTTATCCCGATCCAAATCTCGATTCCCTACTGCAAGGGGAAGGGGGGCCACCTCAACCCCCACTAGATACAGCAGCAGAAGCAGGTTCAGAGTGGGGTGGACCTGAAACCTTTGTTGCAAATATGGCACTCGACATGATACCAACTCAAGATCGAAAAAAAATAAACCTTCCTTGGGGTGATAAAGGTAGCGCAAGCGGAACGTTAAAAGGAGCAGGCAAAGGTGCTCTTGTTGGAATGACTCTTGGTGGACCAGT